TGATAATACGGTCTCGAATATGACCTTCAGGACCGGTAAAATATTTTTCAGGATTCTTTTTCATATCCTGCTCCAACCGTTTCGCCGCGGTTAATTCTTCAACCCTTTCTTCTTTTGTAGCCATAATAAACACCCCTCAAATTTTATTGGTTGCGGGGAAGGGACTTATATTCCCCCTCCCCTTTGGTTAGTATTTGTTGACTCTTATCCGTTAAACGGCATGAAAACCAAATCTACATACGCCGTTGTTCCCTGTGTTCCTAATACCTGCTGGGTTCTCGGGCAAGCCGTTCCTTGATTTGCGTTGAAAGTCAAATAACCGAGAGCACAGGAATTGTCAGGCAGATCTGGTAGTTTTGCCGCTGCGTTAGCTAAGGCCTGGGTTGCATAATCGGTTTTAAGAACTTCGTTGCCGGGACCCGCAATAAACGCTGTTCCACTGGTACCAACATACACAAGGTATTTAGAGACGGTATTCGTGCCCTGTGTTCCCGCCGGCATTGCTAAGTTGTCCTGCGCTGCCACCGCGTATATCACTCCATCAATAACGACATTCAACGGCATGGTAAACTTTATTCCGCAGGTTGATCCATCAGCGAGAATCGCTGTCTTATTCGCACTTCCCGAAGTTCCGCAAAGAACACGGTTGGAAATTCCCTGAAGAGCACGCCGAATGGTGTCATCGTAAAATGCCTGGTTTACCTTTCTCTGGGAGGTCTCGCCTTTTATGTTGGGATCATCAAATTTTTTGTAAGCCATAATATTACTCCTTTAAATTGTGAGTTGTGTTGCCTTAGTCTTCAAATCAACTACCGTACTCGCTAAGGTGTTCAGCACGGTTGGAAATTACAGTTCTCAAGTCAACTCTTACCTAGAAACTGTATTGAAAATAACTAGTTGGTAGCGGCACACTCGTATACCGCCATCCATGCGTCATTTAAAATTACAGTCGTCTGCATGGTTTTCCAGCTTACCGAACCTCTCTGTCCGAGTTCATCTGTAGCGCGAGGAATTCCGGGGTTAAGAACCATTGGAGTTATCGCGTACTTACCCTTGAGGGCGATGAAGCCATAGGCATCTTTGCCAAAAAACATCACAGGGTAAACATCACAATTCCCGCTGGTTGCCAACATGGTTGAAGTTGCCGCACCGCCACCATCGTACGGTGTAAATATGGTGGATTTGAGATAGCGAACATCTTCACAGGCGCCTATTTCCGTTTCCCACGGACTGACTTTTCCGTAATCTGCAACAGAGGTAAATCCGGTAAGGCTACGTATGTCAGAGGTCAAATCAACATGGGTTACTGCGGCATAGGCCGGCAGAATAGATTCCGTGTTGAAAGACGGAGTTGATTTTACGATACTGGTAACGAATCCAGCTTCCTGACGCTCCAATGCACGGACAATCCGACGCTGGTCGGCGCGCGCGATCGCAGTGGCTACAAAGGTTCTGGATGCTACTGAGTTGGCATAAAAAACATTGGTGCAGGCTTTGAGCACATTGTAACGCAGGGTTTCAACTGTCTTTGCTGCCTGTTCTCCAATTACTGCCACAGCTTCCTGAAGAACCGGATCTTCATGAGTATCGGCAACGACATCGGTAATTCCGACCAAGCCACCATATTGGGAAAGCGTAGCTGTAATGTCAGTTGCTGTCATCTTTTCCGCTGCCGGGGTTACGCCTTCGGTCAACGCAGTCGTGCGGAGGCCAAGGCTGTTGTAGCGTCTGAACTTCATCGACTGGGTTTTGTTCCCCGGAAGAGACTTAGCCTGGCCAAATTTCTCAAGACACAAATAGGGCATTGCCCTTTTTAACAATTCAACTGCTGTGTATGCCGCAGTTCTAGGAGTTATGTCACCATATGTAGTTAAATTCATTATACTTTCTCCTTATTTGCTTGTTGCTTCCTCAAACGCTCCATCATAATCATCCGCAGGTTTCAGGTTGGTGTTAATCGCACCACGCTTACTTGTCGGAGGCGTCAAGGCCGCTTTTCGTTCTTCTTTGGCCTTGTCTATTTTTACCACATTATTTGGAGGTGGAGGATCGTTGGTTAAAGGAATGTCGTTTTCTGTTTTAAAATCGTTCAACAGAGAAATAACTTCCTCCGCCGTTCCTGATTTACATACTTCCAGCATTCCCTTTTGAAGATATGCCGGTTTGGATTGAATCCATTCTGTGATCTTGCCACTATCACGATGGGTTTTATAATCAGGATGGGCCGTTTCAATAGAATTGAAGTGGTCATTTTGGGTTGCCTCTTCAATTTCCTTTTCTGTCTTGGTGATAAATTCATTGGCCGGCTTCAACTGACTCTGGAATTCCTCGCGGGTCTCCGCAAGTTTCTTTTCGAATCCTTCGTTCAGTATGGAGTAAATGGCCTTGATCGCTTTACTGATTTTCATGTTTTCAACTTTGGAAGGCAGTCCAAATTCTTCATCGTACTCTTTTAACATTGCCCTTTCCTCATCGTTCAGATTAAGGTTTTTTAAAAGAGAATCAACGTCAAACTCGGTTTCCACTTTTTTGTTCTTATCGTCAGCAGGAGGAGGAGCCGGTGGTGCTTTTAACTTCTCAATCTCTGCTAAAAGTTCTGATTCACGTGACTGGAATTTTGTTTCCTGACTTTTGATTATTCCGTTGAGGCTTTTCCACTTTTGTTCAAAGTCTTCGGGTGCCGGAGGAGTTGCTGGAGGAAGTTCTTCTTTGACAACGGGGGACGGTTCTTCTACTTTTATTGTAGGGGGCGGGTCTTCATTTTTAGCATTCTTCGGATCATCGCCTACACTTAAGTCTGGAGACAGAACTCCCTTTTCGCCCTCACCCTCAGCTTTATCAAAGGCGTTACTATATACTTCATCCTGTTGTTCCAGGATATCCGCCGCACCATTATCTGCCGGTTTCTCTTTCATAAAATTTCCCCTCATCCTTTCTTGACTAAAAAAAGGCCAACAGAAGGAAACTTAATTCCTAATGCTGACCTTTTACTTTCGTGTGTTAACTGAAGTTTAAGCCTTCGCTATCTTTGACTCCAAAAGCCTTTTGATCCCTCGAGCTAATTTACAGAGTTCGATAGCTTCCTGTTTTGATAACTTTACTTCATCATTTTTCCCCTCCTGTTTTGTTGAAATATTGGCATTACTTTTTTCTTTCAAAACGTTGCGGTTATTGTTTACCATTTATTCAATCCATTGTCAAATGTTTTTTAATAAGTCGATTCTCCGGTCACGTTCCTGTGAAATTTATCTATATTCGCCGCATCTATCATTATCTGCGGGGAACCCTTCACAATCACATCTTTTAACTCTCGATATGCCGCTATTTTCCCTTGGTTATATTTAAGCTCGGATTCCTGAGCAACGTCATTCTGGATTCTTGTTAGCTCAATGTACAAATCCAGAAGGGCTACTACGGCGTTCATAGGCGGGGTGTTGTTGAACCCATTGACTGCGGCGACTAGCTCACCTTTTTTACGCATTTTTTCCTGCATTATTTCCCTCCCTCCTTACTACTTTTAACTTTTGGTTTGTTCGCCGCCTTTTCTTTCATCTTCATCCCATGCGCGGCGGCATCCTTCTTAATCCCCATGGATGTCTTATGCTCATCAATCTTACTGGCCATTTCAACCAAGTGCTTTTGATCTTGGCGTTCCATATCGGCGGCCATCAACTCTTTTTCCATGTTGTGTTTATCGACAGTGAGCGCCGTTTTGGTTCTCTGGTCATCGGTCTTGGCGTTTTCCTGCTCTAATCTGGCCGCTTTCATCTCCGGAGACTCATTTTCTGGAATTTCCGGAGGAGTTTCCGCTGCTTTATTGGCTTCCACGTTCTTTTCTTTGGCCTTTGTAAGGTTAACCAATGCCTGGGCCTTGTTTTTGGAGATTTCAGAAGCCATGAGATCCATCTGAAGTTTGTTGGCAATAGAATTAGCCTGTTTTTCACGGATTTTATCGGCCTCTTCTTCTGTTTTAAGAGGAATGTTGAGATCATGGGCCTTGAGGCGCTCTTTAATAAATTCCCGGCGATCCATGTATACCCAATCTTCAGGAGTGAAGGTTGTCGCAAGCTGGTTAAGAGCCTGCATCCGGATTTCTTTCATTACAAGAGAAGACACGCCCCTGGCTTTGACGTTATAGTCACCTTTTATGTCGGAACGGGGGTTGAATTCCATATTCCAGGCATATAAGTCTTGAATTATGTGTTCAGTAAAAGCGTCAAAGTTCTTCACAACATCTTTTATGGAAACTGTTATGGTCGCCTGTCGGCCGGAAGTAGCCTGCGCGGTCTCGTTATTGACCATCTGGCCGGCCAACCATGTCGGGAGAGTAGTTTCAATATCGGCAAACTCCATGAAGAATTTAGAAACTCCGATAAGCTCATCAATGTGGGAGTCAAAAGATAGGTTCCGAATAGCCGGGTATTGAGCTTCTATCCCGCGGCCTTCACGATACCATATTTTCCGAGGGTAGAAAGAGGACATATCTTGGCCAGGGGTGATAAGTGACCAGTTAAGTTCCACCTGTGGTCCACTGATTACAGCCGCATTATCCAATACCATTCTGGCAGACGATGCTATGGCGATTTGACTATGTCGCATTACCCGGGCAAGCCCTTCGCCATACAGACTCGTTTCATCTTTTTCGTAATAGAATATCTTATAACGATTGAGAGCGCCTTCGAACAATCTGGCACTAATAATGGTCTTCCCGATCATCCAAACATTAGCCGCGTACTCAAGGGTTACATCAGGGATGTTCACACCACAGGCTTCGAGATCGGTCCCGTCAATGTATCCCCAAAATTCCAAGACTTCATATTTTTTACCGATTTGACGGTTGGTTGCGCGGTTGGTGGAATTTGTGTCTGTATACCCGGTTGTGGTTGTGGTATTTTTAGCTCCGGCTTCCATTTCTATTGTTTGCAACTGGATTTCCCAATTTTTTGCAACATAATTCCCGTTGGGATGTTCTTCGAGGAATGTTTTAATGATTTCTCCATAATAATCTTCACGGTCGATTAGCTGGCGAAGGTCATGTTTGCTGAACATATGGCGCTCAAAACTACCCTCTATCATGGAAAGTTCTGTTACGGTCATGTCGGGATACCAATCCCAAATACGAATAGCCTGAAAAAACGGAACATCTTCTTGCTCACTGGCCTCTTTATAATCACCATTGGGGCCTGGTTCCCATTTATGCTTGGAGCGTTTGTTTATCATGGGACCCTTCATTATTCCGGTTCCATACAAGAGGCCTGATCTGAGAACTTTCTTGGTTTCTTCGGGATAATCCATTTCACCAAGTTGGTCATCGATGACTTTAGACATGGCCTCACATGTGGCCTCGGCAAACGCTTTTATCGCCAGACGAACCTCATCTGTGGTTGGCGGTTGAATTTCCGGAGGGTTGCCGGGCATGGAACCGACTTGTTTTTCCTGCGCTGCCATCTGTATTTCCATTGCTTTTTGCTGCATTAAGCCCTGGATAATTTTCTCAACTATTTCCAATGCTATTTTGGGATCCGGAGTTGCCTTGATTTCGAAGTTTTTATCGGTCTCGGGGAATAGCATTTCGTGGAGGCGGGAAAGAACGATATTGATTTTGGATCTGGTTATCTTCGGGTAAACTTTGGAAGCGTTGGCTGAGATTTTAGTGTCAGGATCGTATAGGCCTTTATATGCGCGCAAGTCTTCTAACCACTGTTGTTCTTTTGCAAACCGGAAGGACTCATTGATGGTGAACTGGTTATAAAGGCGGGCACCGAACGACACCATTACTTCTGAATTACGTTTTGACTCCTGGAACTCTGATTTTATTTCGTCCATTGCATTTCTCCTTAGTTTATTCCCCTCTGTTAAAACGTGTGCCATGTTTCCAATCTTTCTTTTTTATGATACCGACAATATTCTTATTGGAATCTATTTTAATTCTGTCCCCGAAATTCAATTCTTTTCTTTTCTTGGATATTTTCTTTATCATTAGTACCCTCCGATTGAACTCCCCGGCTTATAATCCACCGGCTTTAATCTTGAACTTAATTCCTTCCATTTTGTATCGTGGATATTTTTCTCCGCAATGAACATGCACAGATATTCTGTGGCGTCGCAAATATGACTCGAAAAGTTCTTAGCCGGCATTATTTTATACTCTTCACCTAATGATTTCGGGTCTTTCTCATAATGGTATCCACCGTTCATGGCCTTACGGAGATAATGACAATTTGGTGATAAAACAAAACTTGGTTCACCCGCGTACATTTTATTCAGGAAATTTTCGACCGCGGCGACCCGGGGAAGAATGGCATTAGTTGGCGCCGGGGTAATATTACGGAGACCAATCTCGGGGCCTTGAAGAACTTCGAAGCAGGTGGATTCATCTGTTGGTGCCCGGGATGTGCCTGAAGGATCACCAAACCCCATGACATTCATACCGAAGTATTTAAGGCGTAATAATGGAAGCAATTGGTTTTCACAGAACTGCCGCAACCCCATACCGTCAGAAACCAATTCGTCTAATATTCGAAGTTGGCCAAGGGGGGTGATTTGGGCAATTACGCAACTGGGTTGCAAACCAAAATCGAATCCTAAAAGAACATCCAGCCCCTTAATCACTTCAAGCTGGTGGGGCGCGACGTGGATGTTGTCCCGAAATGACTGGAATACCGGTTTCCCGCTGACAAGATACCCATACTGTCCGTCAATATAGATACGTTTATACATTTCATCTTTGCCTTTGGCAAGGTCGATATAATAGTTTTTGGCAAGATGGGTGAGATTTTCTGCATGGACTGATAACCCCGATGGTTGTTTGAATATTTTCCAGTTGTCCGGACGGACGATTTCGAATTGTTTATATAACCAGCTATCATCTGAGGGTGGGTTTGAATCTAATATCATTCCAGTCCATGATGGTCCGCCATCCCGCATGCTGGGATAACGATTTATGCGTCCGTCCATAGCAGTGATAATGGCTGAAGGTATTTCACGGGCTTCGTTAAACCACGCTCCAGTGAGTTCCAGGGAAAGGAGGTTGGATACCTGATCTGGCCGGTCAAGAGCACGGAACAAAACCTCCAGATGAACTCCAGGAAATTTTGTGATAATATACACATGGTCGGTAACGCGATATTCACCGAATAGTCGAGGCGGGAACCAATCGTGGAAGGTTTTTATGGTCGTGTCTTTTAATTGATTATAGGAGTTCCTTACAACCGCCCACCGACTTCTTCTTATTCCATCGGGGCCAGGTTTTTGTTCACTAACAGACCTCCTTATAATATCAAACACACATGCTGACGACTTCCCAGAACCAAAGGGTCCGAGAGCCATGCGCACACGACTATTATCCAATGTGAATTTCTTCAGAGTCGGCGCATCTGAATAATCATAGACAACCTGGAAAACCTTACTTTCTTCTCCCAATCATAGCAACTCCAAAATTATTACATATTCAGATTCTGCTTCGTGTTACGTTTTCTGGTTTCGTGTTATTAATTTACTGCACAATCTTTAAATCCGGTTTAAGATTAGTTGCCTGTTGGTAAAGTTTATATACGTTGACTTCTACTTCTTCCGGAAATGGATAGGAAAATGTGTAGTTTTTAAAAACTATGAACGGCGGCAGAAAAGGGAGAGGGGACAGGTTGACCATTGATTTCCGCTTAGCGGGGTCGGAGTCTTCCGGGTTTCCATGGGTTACAACTACGATTCTTGGATTGTAAAGTTTGCTGCCATCCAGCCGACCGAGAAACATTAATCCTCCATCAAATACTACTGTTAACTTGTCCATGGTTATTCTTCCTCCCTCTGAATTTATTTTTTATTTTCTTTGCCATGATTTTGATGTATATTTCTATTGCCATTGCCCAAAGAGTTCTTGTTGGGATTTGTTTCAGGTCTATCATTTAACTATTTCCCAATCTTCAGCTAAAATATCGGCTTGACTTGCCAACCACCCCGGTTGCCATTTCTGGTCAGCTGTCCATATGACGATATACGGATTGCAGTTTAGTGGCGTGTCCCCACCGATATGCTTCGCCGTCCTATCGTTCACTTTTGCCCCTGGTTCTTGACTGGAAAACGGTGGAAGGTTTAATTCCGGCATAAGAACAATCCACATCCTCTTCCCGTTCCATCCGGCTCTCCGAACTTTCAACCCCTCTTTCAACGCATTTAACGCATAACAAAAATCCATAACATCCCTCCTTAAAATTTAAAGTTGTTATTATTTTTTTTAATCCGCCATCCTGCATCGTTCAAAATAAACCAAATTACTTTGACTCCCCACCCATGTCGCCAGTTCATTTATATCATAACCCATGGCTTCAAGTCTAGTATTAATATGGAACTCGGCAACCACATTGTCAACACGGGGGAGAATGGTGGAGTTGTAAAGAGTTTCGTATTCAGCGCCTTCAATATCTATTTTAAGAAGCTTGGCTCGATCAATGAACGGAAACTTGGACGGATTGAAGATGTCGTCCAGCGCCACAACTTCAACATGGGCAATATCCTGTGTTTCAAAATTAGGAGTAACGACCATGGACGACCCGCCAGAATAGACCTTATCGCAATAGATTATTTCCGCCTTATTACTTTTGCCACCAACTCCGAGGTTGTAGGGATGAATATTAGCGACCCCGTTTAACCCAATATTCCTTATCATTGTAAAAAAAGTTTTTGGCACCGGTTCGAAAGAAATAACTTTAACTTTTGGAAATATTTTAGCCATGAGGATACTAAACATTCCCTCATTGGCACCGATATCTAAGATAATATCATTTGGTAAAAACTTCAATCCTCGGGAAAATATTTTATAATTATCAGAAAATATCTCATTGATGAGCTGCTGCGCGGTTGGCGTACTGGTGAATTTAAATTCTACATTGTTGTAATTTACTGTGATTATATCATCTGGCATTATTTATCGTTCTCCATCTGTTTATATTTTTTACCACGTCTCCGGTCCCTCCATCTTTTCTTCAACCTCAATCTTCTTCTCGGCGTTCGGATTCAGCGCGTCCATCACCTGTTCCAAATCCACTCCGGTATCTGTTAATTTAATTGCTTCCTTAACTCTCTTCTCGTCTTCCAAGCCCTTGATGATAACGAACACCGCGGCAGATCCGTTCCCAATCCCATCGCCTTTTTCCTTCATCTTGGCGGAGAGGATAGCGGACTCCACTTTCAATAACTCCTTCACCATGGAAGAGAAGTCCTTATCATTACCAATCATGGTTTTTAATCTGGCTCGTCCGTCAACGGATTTATACGCCGCGCGCATATCCTTCAACATCTGAAATGCGGAGTTGGTATCATCGTCGTTGCTGTTTATCATATCGTCAAGGCTGGAGATATCAGGCAGGTCATTATTGGCCTTGGCTTGCTTCTGGACTTTCCTCAACTGCCGCGGGGAGAGATTCCCACGTTTATTCGGATTAAAATTATCGGTAATTTCCCGGTCCTTTGTTTTGCGCCCACCAGCAGGAGTATCAGCCATGAAGATATTCCTTTGCCTGATAATGAAAATCCAACACACAGAAGACTACCATAAAAACCCAAAAAACCATTGACCACTCAAAGCTACTTAAGGAAAATAAAAAAGAAATGAAAGGGTCACAAAAACTCACAAGACTATCCATTATTTTTCACCCACGGAAGTTTATCACAAACAAATCCAGCAGCGCCTTTATGCCCTCCGCCCCCATAATTCTTGGCTATCTCGCTTACATCAACCGTTGTCGAGTAAAGAGATACAATGAACTTGTTGCCATCATGGATATATGCAAGGCAAAGGGGATATTCATCAAACTTTTCCCCAAATCCTTTCGACCCGAACATATATTGGTTGCAAGCGTAAGCACGGACTCCATCTATTTCAGTTTCATAACCGTAAGATTTAAGTAGACCGGAACAGTAGGCATCCCGATATTCAATAGCGACTTTGCCATCATTTAAAATAAGAGGAGTATAAAGATTGTTTTGAAGTAAAATTTCCCATTCACAACTTGATGGAATACCTGTCCCCTGTCGCAATTTCATCCCTTCATAATATTGGAAACATTCCGGATCATAATTTAATGCCCATTTGTCATAATCTCCAATAAGGCGTACAGCATCAGGCATCAGTTCATCCGGAAAGAAATATTTCCACGCTAACTCGCAACCAGAATTTCCTTTATCACTAAAATCACGTAGTCCCTCCAGGTGTTGGTATGGATATCTCTCCGCGGTTTTATGATGGTCAATCCAAATAACTTCTTCTGTGAATTTTAAAAGGCGTTCCATGGTTTCGGGCTGGAGTGAAAAATCAACAATAATTACTTTTTCTATTTCGTGAACATGGGCATCAGGATTAAATTCATCTTTATAATCCATTTCCAAAAATCTTAAATTTTCTTTTTTGAATTTCTTTGCCACGATTGCGGCTGAACACCGGCCATCCAAATCATTATGATGAATACAAAGCATAAAACTCCTCCCTCAAAAAGCTTATGTTGTTAAACTTCCCATTACACTAAAAAATCCAGCCTGTCAACTTTTAAATTTCCCCAACCCAGCCACCCGCTTTTGAAATTTTTCTAAAATTTTCAGCCAAAACTTTTTGTGCACAGGAATAAAAAAAGACAATCGTGGTGGACGCCGGCCGGAGTACCTTTTTTTATTTGTGAGGGATTCGGGAATGGGGAGAGAATTGGAACTTGCTGGTTATATACACGGTTGGGATATGTAGTACCTGACACCCGTCAATGTCCCATTTTGGGTCACTCCCCGGCCTCCACAAAAAGGATTCTTTTATCCCTGGGCGCAAAAAATCAATGAATTTATCCTTATGAACCCATGGGCAAATGGAGTGGAAACTGTGCATAACTCAACCATACACGCTCCACTAAAAAACACCCTTGTAACTAGCTGATATTATAACTACGTCTTATAATAACTATTATGCAATCATTATGGTAAACATGATAATGTAAGTATGTAATGTATAATGTGATTATGTATAATACGCTTATTATATGGCTTACAGTATAGGCTAGGCGTATATAGATAAGTGGAGGGAACGGCATTAAATAACAGTGTTAAGTGGATAGTTGAGGAAAATAGGGGAAAGGCTCATATATTAAAGTGGTGAAAATGACCACTTTTAAATGCAACTCAGTTGCAAATAACTATGTCTCCCCTCTTCTGCAAATTCCATGCCGAATCCTTCCTTTAATCAACTTATTGATATAATTAATCGTGTTACGAATTAATATAATTGTGTTACCGGTTTTTTTGCCGTGTTACGGTTTGCGTTTTTTGTGTTACTATTGGCCGATTTTGGGATAGTAGCACGATTTTGGTAAAACGTAACACTGATTAGTGGACTATGACGCGCTAACTCAAGCTGGGAGCGGGTTTACGGGGGTTTGTGGTATTGTAATTATGAATAAAATGGCAGGTTAATATTATGAGTATGTTTTCCATAAAGATTTATAGAAAAAAGATTAGTAATGATATTATGGGGTTGGGTGAATTATGGCAGTTTGAAATAAAATATTGCTTGACAAATAATAATAAAAGGTTAAATTAGAGATGAAAAATAAAATTGGAGGTTAGGAAAATGAATAAAAGACAATTAATCGACAGAATAGAGGACGCAGGGAAATATCATAAGGTGCGGATTGCTAAAGATAACACCATTACGGGTATGTTAGTTAATGAGGATTACCGTTATGATATACATACCGATACGGGCGGGCGGCGATATATCGGACAAGCTAATGATAATGATCTATTAAGATACTATGATGATTAATCCATTGACTCAGCCTCCTTTGGGGGCTGGAATGAGGGGATTAGATAGGATTAATTAACTAACAAACCAGAGGAGGTAAATATTATGAATAAAAAAGATAGGATGTATCAGCAAATCGAGAAACACGGCGCGAACCTGAACGCAATTTTTAATACCGGCATTGATAACGTCAAACTTTGCAAAAAACTGTTCCGGCTTGAAAAAATAGCACACAGAGCGACAACTTGTCTATGTAACACCAACACGCTTGATCTGCTGGAGCTTAACCGCTTTACCGGCTATGATGTAAAACAGGCGACAGAGGACGAACAGGACGCTTTTTTTGAGGCTATACTAGCCAAGGTTGACAAGATTTTAAAATTCAAAGGGCATAGAGTTCCGGTTTTTATCAATCATGATCCGCGCGGGTACGCTCTCAAAATTAAAAGCGAATATGTAAAAAAATGGGATTTGCGTATTCATCAGGACTTTGGCGGTTTTGGGATTATCGCGCCGGAATTTGACGGTAATTAAAAGGCTTTACCTGCTCACTTCCGGGAATGAGCAGGATAAAACTTTTTAAAAGGGAGATAATAAAATGAAAAATCAAAAAATAAATGATTGTTTACACTGTAAGAATCGATATGAAATTAAAAACACATTTACCGGCCCATTGCGTAACTACTATGATGACCCCATTGTTAAATGTAAAAAAGGCCATGAATATGACGGAGTAATGAAATCAAGTTTCAATGCTGGGTTTGATATAGAATGCAATGATTTTCAGGAATTAAATTAATATAACTTTTTAAAAGGGAGGCTACACCATGACAAAATACGAGCTAAAAGAAAAAGTACAAGCAACTGGAAGTTATTTTTTTGAACGTGAC